CTTTGATGCCTGTGAACGTCGGGGCCCGCATTGCAACAGTAACAAAAACACAGCCGGCATACGACACCTCTGATGCGAAATTTACGCAAACGACAGAGGATGATGTATGGACCATGAGCTATGCAGAAACAATTAGTTCTGGCCCATACGGTTCGCTTTATACGGCGGGTGACAGATACACGACCGGCGTGCCGAGAAAGAAATACTCTGTAAACAGTTCGTCCGCGGACTATTGGTGGTTGAGAGACGCTTATGGTAGCAAGCAAGCGTACAGGGTAAACACTTGGGGCCAGCCGGATGGGGGCCTAATCACTGAAGAAACATTCGTGTGTATCGCCCTCGGCTTCTGCATTAAGTAAGGCGGTGAGACTATGACCATCGAACTCACCCCACAGACCATCATCACAGCGGGGGCGGTATTATCCGCCGCCCTCGCCATCGGCACCGCCGTTGCAAAGTTCGTGCGCTGGATCGACCAGCAGAAGAAGCAGACCGCCGACATCAAGGAGCTGCGCAAGGATCACGTGGCCGATATTAAGGAGCTGCGCGAGCAGATGAAGCGTGACCAGGAGCGCACGAATGAAGAACTGACCCTGATGACCTACGGCGTGCTGGCCTGCCTGAAAGGCTTAAAGGAGAAGGGCTGCAACGGCCCTGTGACCGAGGCCATCAATAAAATCGAGAAGCACCTGAACAAGGCTGCACATGATCAGGAGTGAGCGTATGCGCACAAGAGACAAGATCCTTTTGGGATTGGGCCTGTTTATCGCAGGCTTTATTGTCTGCATGATCGTGACCTACTGGAAGTTTCGGAGCGTGCCTGACACGCTGATCCAGTACACCCTTGGAGCGGGAGGGCTTGAAGCCCTCCTGCTTGCGGGGATCACGGTGAGCAAGATATGGAAGAACGACAAAGAAGAAAGCGAGGAAACAGACGATGTATGAACATATCCTTATGACCCTGCCGGGTGCGCTGTGCGTGGCCATCATGCTGGCGCTGTTTATCGGCATTAAATATAAGCTGGGCAACGAGGCCCTGGGACAGGCCCTGGCGGCTGTGCAGACGGCCGTTATCACTGTCAACCAGATGTTTGTTGACAGCCGAAAGGAAGACGGCACCTTTGACGCCGAAGCGCAGCGTAATGCCCTGCAGACCGCAAAGGAAACGGCGCTGTCCCTTATGGAAGAGAATACCCGCGTGTGGCTGGAAAAAGCCTTTGACAGCGTGGATGAATGGCTGACATACCAGATCGAGTGCACTGTCCGCAATGCAAAGACCAAGGAGGGGAGATAGCCTATGGCAAAGAGTGTATTTATCGGCGTAGGGCACGGCGGCAAAGACCCCGGGGCCGTGAAGTACGTTAAGGAAGCTGACGCCAACCTGGTGATCGCGCTGGAGCTGCGCCGCCTGCTGCAGGCTGCCGGCATCATCGTCGGCATCTCCCGTATCCGCGACGAGAACGACCCTCTGAACGAGGAGATCAAGGAAGCCAACGCCTTCAAGCCCGACTTCGCCGTCGATGTCCATAACAACGCCGGCGGCGGGGATGGCTTTGAGGTGCTGGTGCAGACCAACGGTTATGCGGCCAAGAGTAAAGCTGCCGGCCTTGCCATCGAAAAGGCGGTCAAAAAGATCGGCCAGGGTAGCCGCGGACTGGTAACCAAGAAGAACAGCACCGGCACAGCCGATTATTACGGCTTCCTGCGCTGCGTCAAGTGCCCGGCCGTTATCGTTGAGGGCTTCTTCGTGGACAACCGCAAGGACAGCCTGGACTATGACACAGCGGCCGAGCTGAAGAAGCTGGCGGCAGCCTATGCCGAGGGCATCCTGGAATACCTGGGCGTGAGCGAGCTGCCCTACAGCATCAAGATTGCCAACTGCACCGAGTTGAACATCCGCAGCGGCCCCGGCACCAAATACGGCATCGTGGGCAAAATCGCGGACAGCAAGACCTATACCATCGTGGAAGAGAAGAACGGCTGGGGCAGGCTGAAAAGCGGTGCCGGCTGGATCTCGCTGGCCTATACAAAGAGAGTTTAAGGGAGGCAGCGCATGACAACCATAAACAAGATCATTGAGCAGGTGGAAGAGATCAAGCCCAATGTGTTCGGGGAAGAGGTCAAGTTCGGATGGCTGAGCCAGCTGAACGGCATGATCTGCCGCATTGTCATGCAGCAGGAGGAAACACCCGAGCTTAAATACCCCGATGATATGGATAAAGATCTGCTTGTGCCTGAGCCTTATGAGGGGCTTTATGCCCTTTGGCTCATGGCCAAGATCGACTTTTATAACAGGGACTATGATGACTATAACAACACCATGCTCATGTTTAACCAGATGTTTGACGAATACAAAAAGCTTTATATCCGCGAGAACATGCCCCGGCAGGCAGGCGGATATAAAAATGTGATGATGGGGTGAGAGAATGAACCTACCATATCTCAGGCCCGTCAGAACCAAAACAAAGAAATATATCGTGAGCTTCCGAGGCATCAATTACGGCGAAGGCTATGGCGAGGGCGAGTTCTCGGAAACCGTCAACACCTCAAGTGCCCTTTATCCCTGCCTTTCACAGAGGTTCGGCAGGGTGGAAAGCGACCTGAGGCAGATCGGCAGCTTTGCCCTTTATGCCAAAGACGGCCTTCTGCAGATGAGAAAAGAGGGCGTGACCGACCCGATCATCATTATGCAGTATAACGACAACTGGGAGTGGGTGCAGGGCGAAAGCGGCACGACCATGACTGAAGGCAAAAAGCAGATGGCCAGCGTGGGTGACTATATCATCATCTTCCCTGACAAGATATGGTTCAATGTTGAGACCGGTGAAGTGGGCAAGATGGAAGAGATCTGTGAGGCCGAGGGCCTTGCCTTCACCCACAACACCATCACGGCAGAAGAGGACTGGAAGTTTCGAGTGGGTGACGCGGTGGCCATCACCGGCTGCACGGTGCATCCGGAGAACAACAAGACCATTATCGTGCGTAAGGTGGAGGGTAAGACCCTGACCTTTTATGACAACAGCTTTACCGAGGGCACCGAGACCGGAAGCGTCAGAGTGGCGCGCGAAGTGCCCGACCTGGACTATATCTGCGAGAGCAATTACAGACTTTGGGGCGTTAAGGGCAACACCATCTATGGCAGCAAATATGGCGACCCCTTTAACTTCAACAACTTTGACGGCCTTTCGGGCGACAGCTATTACATCGACGTGGCCACAGACGGCGAGTTCACAGGCTGCATCCCCTTTGGATCGCATATCTGCTTTTTTAAAGAAAATGTACTTCACAAGCTGTATGGCAACAGGCCTGCCAACTTCCAGCTCGTCACAAGCCAGGTGTACGGCGTGCAGAAAGGCTCAAGCAAGAGCATGTGCGTTATAAACGAGACCCTGTTTTATAAGGGCACAGGCGGCGTGTATGCCTACACAGGCGGCGTTCCCGAGCTTGTGAGCGAGTGTTTCGGACAGAGGCGATATTCTGAGGCCGTGGCAGCCTCTGACGGCAGCCGGTATTACATCTCGATGAAAGACAGCGGCGGCGAGTGGCATTTCTTCAGCTATGACACGATGCACAACATGTGGATGCATGAAGATAACCTGCATTGCGTGGATATGGTGCGCCATGAAGGCAAGGTGTGGATGCTGACAGCAGACAGCTGGCTCGGCTATATCGACGAGGCGGCCGACATATCGGATGTGGAGTGGAGCGCCACCTTATGCCCCTTTAATGAGACCATGAACGAACGCAAGGGTTACTCGAGGTTCCACATGAGGCTTGAGCTGGGGGATAAGGCGCACCTGCGCGTTGAAATAAAGCGCAATACCGATAAGAAGTGGGAGGAAGTGTATCTTACCCACAACGATTGGGCGAAGACCGTTACTGTGCCCATCCTTCCGGAGCGGTGCGACAGCGTGGAGATCAGACTTTCGGGCAAGGGCGCGTGCAAGCTTAAGACCTTTATCCGTGAGTTCTTTATCGGAGGGGACAGATAATGCCTATATTCACACAGAACCTCAGAAGACTTAACTACGCCAACGTGCCCGAGGCCATAAAGGCAATGGCCAACCACATACAGTATATCCAGGAGCAGCTTGAATGGACCCTTATGAACCTGGACAGCTCGAACATAAGCGAGATCGACACGACACAGACCACCATCGGCAGCTCGACAACCGGATCGAGCATCACCGGCGATAACCTTACATTCAAGGGCAAGAACGGAGAGATCTTCACGGCCGGCATTTCGGAGACCGGCAGCTTTGTCTTCACAGTCAAGGGAAAAGGCGGGGCACAGATGATGTATCTGACCGAGGAAGGCGAGCTGGTCATCAGCGCAAATGCCGCCCTTAACATTGACGGCGGCGAATGGTAAAGGAGTGAGAGAGAAAAATGGCATATAAGAAGGACACAGACTATCAGGCGCTGATCGACGAGGCCGTAAAGCTGGGCGACTACCGCAAGGCGGCACAGTATGAGCAGAGCCGAAATGAGAAGATCCAGACCGAGGGCCTTGACATAGACACCACCAGTAAATATGCCGGCTGGCTGGATAACACCGACTATGCTGCCCTGGGCAAGCAGCAGATGGCCCTGGGAGCCGATGCAAAGGACGTCCTGGACACATACAACAAGCGATATCAGAAGGCATCCTCGACCGAGGGCATGAGCCAGTATACCAACGATGACGTCATGCAGCAGATGTGGGACTATATCTCGGCCAACTATAACAAGCCCACGTTTGAGTTTGAGGCCGATAACAAGAAGCCTACATACGAGAGCAGCTACAGCGAGAGGATAGACGCCATCCTTGACGGCATTCTTAACCGCGAGGACTTTTCCTATGATGCGGCAAAGGACCCTCTGGCACAGCAGTATCAGAAGATGTATGAGCGTGAGGGCAACAGGGCCATGAACGACACCCTGACTTCGGCTGCGGCCAATGCCGGCGGCATGAACAGCTATGCCATCACGGCCGCGCAGCAGGCGAATAACTATTATGCCGCCCAGGCTGCAGACAAGATGCCCGAGCTTTTTCAGCTGGCCTATGAAATGTATCTGCAGGATAAGCAGTCGGACATCGAAGACCTTGGCATCCTTCAGCAGATGGATGACAGGCAGTATGGCAGATACCGCGACACCATGAACGACTGGTATAACGACCGCAACTTTGCCTATGGCCAGTACCGCGATCAGATGGGCGACTTCCAGTGGGACAAGAACTTTGACTATCAGGTGGGCCGCGACGAGATCGCAGACAGCCGATATGACAAGGAATGGGAATACGGCGTATCGCGTGACGAGCTGGAAGACAGCCGTTATGAAAATGAGCTTGCCTATGACAGAGTTATGGACATGCTTGAAAACGGCATTATGCCCGATGCAGCTGCCCTTGAAAAGGCCGGCCTTACATCCTCGCAGGCGGCGGCATATATCGCAGCGAACCAGAAGACCACCACATCGGGCGGCAGCAACAAAGGCGGCAACAACACAGGCACCGGCACCGGAAAATGGGACGATGTTGTGGCCTGGGTGGATAAGTATGGCGAGGACGCAGCTGAGGACTATATTGCAGAGCATTATAAAGCCCTCGGATATTCGACCAAGAGCCAGGCACTTGCCGGTTGGAAGAATTATCTGACTGAGAACAGCGGCAATGAGCCGACAGGACAGAGCACCCTTGCAGAGTTCGTCACATATCTCAACGGAGAGATAGAGAACGGCGCGACCATGAGCGAGGTGCAGAGCGCCATTGCAAATGCGGTGGCAGAAGGAGATATCACACAGGCGCAGGCATCCATCCTGCTCAGTGAATACGGAAGGTAGGGCTGCCGATGGCAAGCATGAAAGAAAAGTACGGCCACAATTTCAAAACTACATCAAAGAAGAACGAGAAGGACGAAAAGCAGACTTCCTCGGGAAAGAGCATGCAGGAGAAGTATGGCCATAACTTCACCGGCACTCAGAGGGAGAGCCAGAAGCCCGGCACCGTCATCGAAGCCAAGACTACACAGGCCGCCTCTCGCAGGAGGGGCGGCGCTTCGCCCGATGGCATAGACAGGGCCGAGGATATCGCATCGAGGGCGATCACCTCGCAGAGGGAAAGGGAAGAGAAGAGACAGGAAGCATCGGCATGGGATGTGGCCAAAAAGGCCCTTAACACCGGCGTGTGGCAGTTTGACAACGCAGTTGCAAGCACCCT